AGGCACTTAAAGCTAATCTTACTTCTGTTCTTAATTTGCTTTTGCGACCCCGTGATATAATGCCTTCACCAATATTTCCATACTTTGAACCTATATGTACTTCCATTGTGCTAGTTTTGGTATTACGAATAATGCGTAGATCAACTCCCTGTTTCTCTAACCATCCTAATACTTCGGCTCTAGGCATATCGCCGAGCCCTTCTAAACTTTGGTTAAAAGCATCAGCTACCTGAGACTCTACAGCTCCTTGATCTTTTCCATGCTCTAGGTTCCAGTACTTTTTAGCATTATTACCAAGATTTTTTCCTGTAGCCGACTTTATTACTTCGCCTACTTTTGTAGCTAAATCTTCTAGGTCACCAATATAAGAACTGTAAATCTTTCTATATACGTTTGTTAAAGAGCCTTCGTTGGCTTTAGATGCAAAGAAAATATATCTTGCATCATATTGTCCAGAGCCTAATCTCCTAATCCGTACTGCAGCGTTATCAGTCTTAGAGCTTGCCTCTAGTCTATTTAGATCGCCTATAATCTTTTTAACAAAATTATTAACATCTTCGTCTAGTTCTGCCTTGATAATTGCTAGGTGCTTAGTAGCGTCTGCTTCAAACTTCCTTCGAACGGTATCTGCAATGCCCTTATGAATAGCTCTTTTACTTACTACAAATACGTGGCTTACTTTATTAGCTCTAGCGTTTCTATATACACCTGCCCGTTCTTTGAGTAATTTATCAAATCTCTCTAAGAACTTCTGTTGGCTTTGCTGGCTCATTAAAAGTTCTTATATAGGTCTAAAACTCGCTTAATATGATCTGGGAACGCAATATTATTAGCTTGAGTAGTGCTTGACTGATTTTGTACAGTCGCGCCGGCAATGGTTCTTCGCTCTTTATGCTCATCTTTTATGTAGTAGGTAATGAGATCAAATATAGCTAAACGTAAATCTGCGGGACACTCAGGGTATCCTGCAGTATAAGTGACCTCTACAGCGCCTGGACCTTTACGCCAGTTTCTATAACCGGAAGGAGTAGTTCTCATTAGAGAGTCTGTAGATTTATCTAAGTAGAATTCGTGGTTTGCCTCTGATAAAGTAGTATAGGCTGCACTATATGAGTCGCGCTCTTTAACGCTAACAATAGTATTAACAGGGCTCTCAGTAAGTTGAACCACATGGGTATCCCAATCTACATTAAGAGTTTCTACTTTATTAGTAGAATAAAAGTCTATAAGGCTATTGCCACAATAAGTTTTTACTAATTGACTCACTGACGGTACTAAATTATTCAGACGCAGATCATCCTTGGGAGATTGGATACCCTCTGCTTCTTTATATTCTTCAATTGTAACTAAATTTGTCATATGAGTCCATTAGTAAAAACTTGAGGGGAGCGAACTCCCCTCTCGTCTTTCTTGTAGATTAAACTGCGAGGTCGATCTTAACAGCTGAACGGTTACCTGCTGTATCTGCAACCAACTCTTCAAAACCGAGTGATTGAGTAGCAACGATAACACGACGCTGATTACCAACTTCGTAATCCTGCTCTACAGTTACGCCACGAAGACGTGGGATAACGTAGTTGCGCAGGTTAACTGCGAATGCTGCTGGTACACCAGCGGCTTCTGCAGCGAAGCTGTCAGATACGATTACTGGTGAGCCATAAACACCACCGATAGCACCGGTAAGTTTAGTAGCAACATCAGAACCTACATCAGTAATGTCGGCAAAACCGGCATCTTCGATGAGTTCGTAGTAACGAGCCTGTGATACGATATAAGCAACGTCAGATGGGTTAATACCATACTTGCCCATGTTCTTACGAGCAGCCAACAGAGCAGCAGCAGTAAGAGCATCACCACCGCCAATACTCAAGGTAGTAGCGTCGGCAGTTGCGTAGCCGTCAAGGCCGGTGATTGAACCAGAACCGTTGATGACAGCGTTATCAACAGCACGAGCGTGAGCGCGGGCTACTGAATCGATCAACATAGGCATCAAGTTAACAAGTACTTCTTCGTCAACATGGTTGTCCATGAAAGTCTGGCTGATCAAACGGTAAGCATTCAGGATAACCTGAGAAGGCTTATAAGTGTTGTCTGAGGCACCACGGTTTTCGAGGTTACCGGCAGAAGCAGCACCAGTTTGGAAGGTAGCTGGTTCAACATCTGGCTGAATTGGCAATACAGTAGCAGCGCCATTCACTTTGATTTCACGGAACAGACCAGCTGTACGCAAGTTCAAAGTAACTTCTTTCTCAATCATACGAGAAACTTCCTGATCAATGTCAGGTGCGTTGGTAGCATAGTCAATACCAGCTTTTGCAAGTACGTTTTGACCAAACTGAGTACCGGCAAAGCCTTTACCAGTCATAGTACCAAGCAGGCTAGCCTGCATAAACTCTTGAGCAAACTTGCTCATGTCGCCTTTGCCTTCTGAGCGATCGCCGAAAGCACGCTTGCTGTTACGCATAGCTTCGATTTCTGCATTCTTCTCTTCGAGGTCTTTCTTGAAAGAGTTAAGAACTTCAGTCATGCTAGCATCTTTCTCAGCCAGTTTAGCTTCGACGTCTGCCATAAGTTTTTCTACGCCAGACTGGATGCCAGTAGTAACGCGGATTTCTTGTGCTTCGATAGCGGTGGCTTCAGCTTGCGCTTTTTCCATTTCTGCTTTCTCAGCTGCTTTTTGCTCGGCTTGCTTCATTGCGATTTTGGCGGCTGTATCTTCAGCTACTTTCTTTGCAAAAGCTTCCAAGTCGATGTTTTGATTTTCCATCTTGATCTCCTGATCTGCGGGCATTTTGCCCACGCTTTTCGGTGCGTCACTAGCTATGCTAGAAGCATTAACTTCGTCCTTAGCCAGAGACTGACCGGCTAGATCCACACGATTGGTTGATTTAAAAGTTTTTACGAATTCTTTGTACTCAGCTTCTGAGTCAAAAGATTTCGCAAGTGAGAAAGTAGCTGCCTGATTGCAGGGTACCGATACTACCGATACTTCAAACAACTCAGCATCCTTTATCATAAGTCCGTCAGTTTCCTTAATATAATCAGCATCCTTGACTCGGAAACCAACAGAAAATGCTCCAAGGATACCTTCTTTAACTAGCTCAGCAACATTGCCTGGGGCACTTTTACTGATCTTGCACTCAAGTTCTAGACC